GAATAAGATTCACTTGCTGGAGTTCCTGAAAGGTAAACTATTTTAATATTAAAAAACAATTCTTTTAACAATTTAGTTCTTTTACTTGGTTTTGGAAATGCACCAATAGAGTGAGCTTCATCTAATATTACTAAATCGTATTTATTTGATACCTTATGCAACGATTCGTAATTTATTACATCTAACTCATATTTAAAATTAAAGTCGTTAAAATCGCTCTTAATTGAATCAATAGCTTTTTTCTTTGTAATAAATAAAACCCTTTGACTTTTTATATTATTAGCTATTTGTAACGCCGTTAAAGTTTTACCTGTTCTTTGAGTATGTTGCAAATAAACTAAACCATATTTATTTAATATCTCGGTGCATTCGTTTGCGTTTTTTATCTGATATTCTCTTAATTTTTTCATTTTTAGTATTTTTTTTAGTGTAACATTACTGTAACCTACGTTACACCTATACGTTACACCTATTTTTCAATGTTTATAAGGCTTTACAACGTTTTTACTGTAACGGTTACACTTATGTTACACTTAATTTATTTTTTTTATTTTTATTTTTTATTTTACCTACTGTAACGTAGGTTACACGTTACACCTGTTTTTTATTAAAAAGTCAATGTTTATAATACTTTAGAGGTGTAACGTAGGTGTAACCTTTTTTTATTTTATGTTACACCTTGTATCTGTTTTAAAAGCCTATTTATTTGCGTTCTACTTATTCCTAAAAGTTCAGCAGTTTGACTTCTATTAAAATCAGGATTCTCTTCGTAAATCAATTTTAACTTTTCAAAATTATTTTTACCAGCTTTAGCAGTTGACTTAATATTTGAAACCTCAACAGAATTAACCTTTACTTTTTTAGCAGTAGCAATAAAGTATTTACTTAATTTTTCAGCTTTTAAGATACTTTCTTTATTAATCAACAAAGTATTACCACCTGAACTAAAAAACTCATTAAAAACGTGTATAATTAAAGAAAAACGTGGTATGTAAGATTTTTGCTTTGGATACATTGATTTTAAATATTCATTTTCGTTGTCATCATTTTGAAAATTAGATATTTCGTTAAAAATTCGCATCCATTCAATTTTTGCTTCTGCGTCAAATTTAGCTGTTAGACTTTCAATATTATTATCTTTATCTCTTTGTATTACTGTTTTAATAGTATCGTAGAAACAAATCATATTATCTTTATACCATTCAAGTAATTCATATTCTAATTCATTTTCATTATACAATTCAATTTTAGAATCAGGAAAACTTAAAAGCATTCTATCCATAAAACCATTATCTTTATTTTCTTCGGTGTAAAATGAATTTAAGATACTTGGCTGAATACCACCTAAAACAGGAATAAAAGGTTTTTCTACAAAAGAACCTTTACGAGTTAAACGATTCAAAGAAACAGATTTACCACTCCAACAAGATAACCAAAACTCTAAATCAGAACCAGCACGATATTTATTCATATCTTTTAACCAGCCAGCAAGTTCATCTTTAAAAACTCCAACAGCATTATCACTTTCTTGATGTAAATCAACTAATGCTTCTAAAGTAATGTCATTTGCTATAAATTGCTTTTTAATAGGCTTCTGTACTTCAATGCTTTCTTCCTTTTCCTTTTTACTTAAATTATCGTAGTACTCAAATTTTTCAAGTTCTTTGTAGTAATTTTTAATTTCACGACTATTAACTTTTTGTAATGGAAAAATAACGTTGTTAATACTTGGTGTTTTACCAATACCAGCTTTACCAACTAAAGAAATCCAAAGTGTAGCATTTTCATTCCAACCTCTTTTGACTTCAATTTCAATAGCGTTACCAATACTAACAGAAATTAACCAAAGCAAAGAACAACCCATATAATCAACATTAGAATCTAATTTACTATTACATTCTAAAATATAACTTTGTATTGGATCTGGAAATATATCAATAGGAAATATTAAGTCTGTTTTATTATATTTAAACTCCTCAACTAACTTTTCGTTATTTGGTAATGAAACAACTTCTTTTAATATTTTTTTAACTCTACTTCCAAAACCTTCTTTATATAATGCTTTTGCACTTTCAGAAAAATCACCTTGATGATATTTAATCGTATAGGCTAAAAACGGAGTTATAAGTTTTTCATGTGGGTAATTAGTACCTGTGCTAAAAAGATACATAAAACCGCTATCTTTAAAAATATATCCACTATGTACCGAAGTAGCTCCATGTCTTTTTATTACAATATGTTTTTTATTATTTGATACAATAGAAAACTCATCACAAATAATATCCCAAATATTAGTGTTATCATTATAATCTTGCCAAGGAGTAATTTCTCCAACTTCAAAATATACATTTTCTTTTTTAGGAATATCAATCGGAGTTTCTTCAACATAGTTATACATTTTAGCACTACTTAAAATAATTTCCCTGTCTTCTTCTGTAATTTCTTGAATTTTAGAATAGCTATCTAATTTAGAAATAAAATTTTCATAAATTATAACCATTCCACCTATCCCTCGAGTTTCAAAAATAGCTTCGTTATGTCCTTTTAACTTTGCTAATTTTTTATTACCTTCTATTTTTTTGCATCTATATAAAATATGATAACCATTATTTTTTGTTTTAGCAATTACAAATTTATCATCAAAATCGTAAATATTATTTTTTACAAAATTTATAAATTCTTCCCAAAATTCTTTCTGTTCTCTTGCTGTTGGCAATACTTTTAAATCAATATCTAAAACTTCAACATCATTTACACCTGTTACTAAACCATAAAGCGGAGCATCTAATTTTTCTACTTCTTGAATTGTTCTTGCTTCTTTTTGATATTTCTTCCATTGTCCTATTGGGACTTTTAATTCAGTACAAGGAATGATTGAATAACCATTTTGTGCTAATAATTTTAATTTGTTTTTATCCATAATATTATAAAAAGAGAAAACCCACTAAAGGCTCAACTCTTTAATGGGTTTCTCGGTTACGTTAAATATAATTAACGTTAAACTTTCGATTGTAGGTTGAGCTTCTACAAATGCAAATATACAAAAAAAACCGAACTATAAAAATAATTCGGTTTAATTTTTTGGTTAATAATTAGCTTCAATTTTCCAACCTTGAATTTGATTAAAGTACTTGGTTTCTCCTTGTGGATTAACCCATTCACGACCTCGTAAATTAATACTTACTTTTACTTCTTGCCCTTCTTGAAAGTTATCTAACAAATCGCATTTATCTTGTGCAAATTCTATTAAAATATGTTGTGGATATTGTTCGTTGGTTGTTACTACTAATTCACGTTTTTTGAAACTTGCAGATACTTCTTGTGTTGCGTTGATTACTTTAATTCTTCCTGTTACTTCCATTGTTTATTTGTATTAATTTTGTTAATATACTCTTTTTTAATTTCGATTGCTTCGTTTAATCTTGTTTTAATCAATTCAATCATAACCTCGTCACGTTCAACGATAATTTCGTGATGATATTCTGTGCCTTCGTGAATAAGATAATTAAAGAAATACGCTTTATTTCTATTTGTGCATAACATTTGCATTTGCATCTGTGCATAATACTTTTTATCTACTTCATTAGTTGCTACCAATTCAAAGAAAGTTGTTGATTTCGGGCATTTAATTTCTAAAACAGCATAATCAGAAACTAATCCGTCAGGACTTGCTCCAGCGTGTTCATTAAATTTAAAAAAACTGCAATTTGTAACATCTAAAAATTCAAGTTCTTTCAACTCTTTGAATTTAGCAAAAGCAAGCGGTTCTAATTCAATGCCTCTTTGCATGTCGAAAGATACAAAATTCTCTTCCATTTCTCCATAAAGTTCTTCAATAGCCTTTTCAATTGCGTATGTTTTACCAGTTTCTCCAAGTCCACGAACTCCTAAAAGTTTTATGATTTCACTTGCTGAAAATTTCCCGTAACGTTCTATTTTCCAATTTTCTGAACGCTGTTCGTTATTGCTTTCCATATTCTTTAAATTTTGTTTCCATTTCTGTACTTAGTTCATATTTAGTTTTTATTTGTTCAATTGTGGCTTTTGCAGTTTTAGCAGCTTCAAAGTTAGCTTCTGTAAAAATAGGCTTTGTTTTTACTTCTGTTGGTTGCAAAGGTTTTATCCTTATACCATCCGTTATTGCTCCAAGCATTCGCACATTTCTATCAACAAAAAGCTCAATTTTCATTCCTTTCCAATTCTCAATAACGTGACATTCTTTACCGATTAGTCCGTTTTTCTTTGCAAATCCAGCAAGTACTTTGTTATTTGTTGAATTTAATTTTAAAGGTTTTACAGGTTCTAAAAAGTAGCAAAATATACCGTCCATTTTAGTTCCTGAAACATCAACACCTGTTTCATATTTTACTTCTTTGATAGTAAAGATTAATTTTTTACCTTCTGTTTCAAGTGCATCTAAATCAGCACTTGCTAAGTGAGTTGATTTTCTGAATTTTCTCCAGTCTGTTTTTTGTTCCATGTTTTTAAAGTTTTAAATTTTGTCAAATATACAAAATATTTTATTATTTTATACTTTTTTATGTAATATTTTAAAATAAAGTTGATTTATTTTTTCCGAATTGTGACCACTTTTATAGTAGAAGTTAATTACTCTTTTAATTCTTTGTAGTGGTGTTTGTTTCATCTTTTCAAATCGTATTTAATTACTTCTTTTAGTTTTGGGTCTGTATTATTAGCCACTTCAATAGCTTTCAATCTGCTATCTTTTTGGATTTCGTAAGCGGTCGGTATTCTTTTACCTACTGCTACTATTGTTTTACGTTTGGATAATTTTCCCATATTCTTTAAAATCTTCGTATGTCCATTTATTGTAAACTTTATCGTTTAAATAAGTTCGTTTTTTTCTTAAATTAGTAGCAACTTCTAAAATGTGAGGTTTTTTAATTTTTGGCTTTATTTCGTCTATTTTATTTTTACTGATCGTTACAATGTTTGGTTTTGATAATCTTTTTACCTTTACTCTTGACGCGTTATAATCATTTATTTCTTTGATTTTTGCTTCTAAAAACTCATTTGATTTTTGAAGTAGAAATTTATCTTTATTTTGATAGCATTCTAAAATCAATTTAAAATAAATATCATCTTTGTAACTATTGTAAGTTCTTAAAATATAAAATATAGTGCTCCTATCTTTTTTAATATTTTTAGCTATTTCTACAATACTCATAGTTTCGATATTTTCTTTCGCATAAATAGCTCTTAAATAAATAAACAATTTGTCACGTTTATTTGTTGTTATGTCTATTCCGTAAAATTCTTTAATTTCAAATGGTGTCATCGAAATTCATTTTAGATTCGTAAATGTGGTAAGTTTCAGTTATTACAATGGTTTTATTGTATTGTATAAATGCTATTAAAACTTGATTAAAGTCGTAAAAGTTTTCATAAAATTTATTTTTCCAAACTTTGTCAATTGGTTTTATATTTGCTTTCTTACAAATAGTATTAAATCTGTCATAGTTAATTCCTAATTTGTCGCATACTTTAGTTGTACTTAATAATTCCATTACTCCAATTCTAAAATTTTCATTACTTCTTCGGGTCTTTTAGCGTATTCTTTTAAGATTAAATCCATTTGGTAATAGTCAGTTAAAACTCTTTTACTCATCGTTTCAAAAAGGTTTTCCATACTTTTAAATATTTCATCTACTTTATGCGTATCTACATCATCTACCTTTTCAAACTCTTTACGCTCGGCATTGATTAAGATGTTAATACAAGGGCGTAAAACCTCTTTTAAACGCCCTTTATAATATTTACTATGCTTTAGTATTTCGTTGCAATGTAAAGCGTATTGATTCGCTAAAATGCTTTTCGCTAATGCTGTATTGAATATTACTTCTAAATATTCTTTTTGCGTCATTTCTTTAGTTTCCATTTTGTTTGTTTTTATAATTTTTAAATTCCGCAATATCCAGAATCACATTCATTAAAGTCATTATCAAAAAAAGTTGCTTGAGTTCCAAATTTTAATATTTGAGTAAAGCTAACATCTGATAAAAATCTATTACCTGTTTTTATTTCTTGCTTTTCAAACCATTTTATTTTGTCGATGTCTTTACTTGCCATGTGTGAAATCATTAAAGGTTGTCTATTTACACAACCTACGCAATTATTACGATATGCAAATCTTATAGCTTTATCATTCCAATAGTTGTAGATTGTATCTTTACTTATATTGTTTTCTATTAATGGAAATTTACAATAACGATAAGGTACTTTTCCCCATTTGTTTTGACTTTTTCTTTTACCTATTATTGTTTCAAAGTATTCTAATCCTGTTTCATCTGCTCTTGCCAAAACTACTTCTGCTCTTTTGATTTCGTTAGGTCTAAAACCAATTCGCATTTCAACTGGCATTTCAGTATTTTTATAAAGATAGTTAAATATAGGTTTTAGCTTCATTTCAACAGTGCAATAACGTGTCATTTTATTTGGTAAGTAATTATAATTTTTTTTTATTACTTGTTCAAATGTATCACCCGTAATCATTTTTATTTCTTTACCAATAAATTGCTCTAAATCTAAAATGGTATAAATTATTTCATCCATTTCAGCAGTTCCTATAAATTCATTTTGTAATCTATCGGAAATTAATTGACGTGTTTTTTCGTCTTTTCCTTTCATCCATAAATTATCCTTATCTTCAATTCTAACTAAAGAAAAAATATTTATATCTGCTGGAAAATGTTTTGCTATGTATGCGGAAGTTTTACCACCAGAAATACTATTAACTGTTTCCATTTTGTTTTTTAAAAATTTCAAATAATTCTCTTAATGTTTTTGTTTCGTCTTTTTGTGTAAGTAGCCAAAAAGCAAACTTAATAGCGTAATCGTCTGCTATTTGTTCACATTCTTTTGCAAATGCTTTAGCTTCTTTAGTAGTATCAATACTTACTTTTGTTTCAAACTTTTCTCTTAATGTCATTTTTGTAATTTTCAAAAAACTGATCCAATAATATTATTTCATTTGGTTTTAGCTCGTTAAATGATTTTCCGTTAACAAGCCATTTTCCTGCAATCAATTCAATTCGCATAGCTCTCTTATTTTTACAAATGGGTTATTGTGTCTAAATCTTGCAAATGCTTCATCAAAAGAAGCTGCTTCGATTATCTTTTCGCAATCTATGCAATCGTCGTTTCTTTCTCTCCAGTAATATACTTTAAATTTTTTCATTTCTTATTTCTTTTTAAATTATACCTTTGTTAACTAAATCTAAAATTATAATGCCATATATTCCTCCTATTAAAAATCCTATTATAAATCCATAAAATAATTTTTCATATTTTTCCATAACTTTTACTTTGAGAATTTATATTCATAAATACCTTTTATGATTTTTTCAATAGATTCAACTTTATTTATTATAGGAAACTGTTTTCCTTCATATTTAAAAGATATATATTCTGCTTCCAAAGGCATATAAGCTACTATATCTTCATAAGTTAATTTTTTAGAATTAATTTCTTTAAAGCCTATTCTTTTTAATCCTTCAACATTTTCTTTTGTGTTTACCATCTTATTTATTTTTAAATTGTTCAAACCATTCTTCAAATGTCAGATATGATGGACTTTCTTCATCATTGTAGCCTACATTAAACCCAACGTGAAATGCCTTTTTCATATCTTCCTCACTATACATTTTCTTGTCTTGTTCTTGTTGGCATTCAATATCTTTTAAAAATAAATCTAAATCTTTTTCTTCTTTAATACTAAGCCTATTAAAAATTTCTTCAAGTGTTTCTTTATTTTTCATAATTAAATAAGTTATCTACGTTTTCAATTGTTGTTTTCTCTCCTGTTGTTTCCTGCATTAAGAAGATAATAGTTTCAAATCGTAAGTTAGTCCAAGCTACCTCACTTTTTAATTCGCATATTAGTTTTTTAGCTGTAAATCTGTAAGGGCAAGATTTTAGTTTTGTTCTATTTTCCTTGCTTAATTTTTTCCAAAGTGTTTTCATGATTATTAATTTTTAAAAAGTCCGTGTAAAAGTGGAATAAAATCTTTGTCATACTTGGTTAAGTCTTGAAGCAATGTAGATGCAACCGTAACCGTTAAATTAGTCCAGCCAATTGTATTTTTTAAATCATCAATAATTTTTGCATATAGCCAAGGATATTCTTTTTGATTATTAATAAGTATTAATTGATTTTCTTTTGATAATCGTTCCCAAAGTGTTTTCATTATTTTTTAGTTTTAAAGATTAATATTCCGCATACAAT